AACCGAATACAGTGGATCGCATACATTCGATACACTTGTCTCCTATATCAACTTGTTTACATTTCATAATCAGTCTCCATAGGATAGTGTTTATCATCTAGTTCCTGATCTAGTTCATACCATCTTGAGTAAACCAGTAAAACAGCATCATGATGTTGTATGTTTGGATTTTCTTCAATAACTTCCTTATAAAGTACATTATATGGATCGTCATTATATGGAGCAGGATATATACCCGCATCTTCCAAATCACGGATTGCATCATCTTCACGTTGACTATCCAACGCAGCTTGATGGTTATGTAAAAAGGAGTCCACTAATCTTCCTCCTCAAAAATATCTATAACCAAACAAGTTTGACTATTTTCTATTTTAGTACAAAGCCAATCTATAGCTTTGTAGTTATTAGTTTTCCAGTTACCATTATCATCTTTAAATAAATGAATTTGATCTTCTGGAATATCTATTGGGTCGATAGATAATTCGTATCTGTTTTTCATACTTTTTTGAACCTTGTAAGTAATTTTGAATATAATTCGATACCTTTGAAATAACCTACAGAATCACCGTCAGCTAGTAAACTTTCAGCTTCATCTAATACGCTATCCAGTATAGTATCTTTTGTATCTTTAATCTTTTTAGATGGATCGGGTTTAGCCTGCTCCCATTTATATAGATTAAAGGAGTCTTTGTAATATCTATATGCCGTGGACTTCGGAATCTCAAAATCAGTATGCAATATATCACATATATCCAATCGAGTTAATTTGTCTTTTGGATCTTTTTTGGATTCGTTGTCCACTAAACATTTATAGATAAAGTTCTCAGCTTCGTCTTTAGTCATCTTTAAACCTTGCGTATTTAAAGAAAAGATGCTCAAAAGCGTTATATATAATAGTTTGATTATCTGGATCGGCTTGAGAATAACAAAATGCAAGTGATTGCTCAAAACTACTTCCAAACCTATCCATATTTTCTAACGCTTTATATATAAAATGTTTAGTCATATTCCGTATCTCTCCTTTAGCTCGTCTACATCTTCAGTAGATAGTTGTTGCTTACATATTGTGATTAATATGTTGCAAGCCTTATGGACATAATAGTGTCCTTCAATAGGGAAAAGTTCTTTCAACTTAGTCATCATACCGACTAAGATTTTTATTTCAGCAATAGTAAAAGTTAAAAACCTTTCACTACTGTTGTCTAGTGGATCGACAGCCATAATCATGGTGGTTAATGTGCCTTACAATATTACTTTAGTTCCATTCATAATGCAACATTCATAATTCTCATTCATAATTCTCAGTGAGAATTCTTAGAATTTGACATTCATTATTGACTAGGTTATCTATGGATTGTCCATTCATTTTTCTTTCATTCATCATGGCCTCAACCATTCATAAGTTTTTTAAACATAGTCATGTAAAGCTATCTATTCAAGATTTATTTTTTATTTTAATTATTCTTCAAAAAATTTCAAATAATTATAATGAACAATTTTCAGATAATTTAGTTTATAGATCAGATAAGCTAATTGATAAAATTTTAATTTCTATAAATAGTATGAATTGATATTGTTTTTATTAGAATAATACTTTAATATATATATGTAGTTATTTTTCACAACCCAAATGAACTATTTTCAACCCAATTTAGTAGACACTGTTTACAGTGCTAATACACCATTAATGGTAGAGAACCATTATAAAAATCCAAACGGATTTAAAAGACTAGGCAATGAGGATCTTTGTGGAACAACTATAGATCCAAATAATGAAATCTCAATTAGAGAAAAATTTGAAAAAACTGGTGCATTAAATAAACCGGTAGATACTGATATATACATTAAAAGGACTTTTGGTGATGAGAGCCAAGATGTTAAATTACCAAATCATAAATGTATAGTTGATTCTAAAACTGGCAAACCATTTAGTGTAATGTCAAAAACATACGCTACTCAAGACAACGAGCCTATATATGAGGTATTTGAAAGAAATAAAGATATTTTAGATCTTGAGAATATATGTCTTATGAATAATGGATCTAGGATTTTCGTATCAGGTGGTATAAGAAATTCTGATATGGAAGTTTCTAAAGATGACCCAATCCGTAGGAGATTATGTTTTATAAATTCTTACGATGGTTCGTACTCTTTCAAAGTTGTTTCTATTGATTTTAGATTATTCTGTTTTAATCAGATGGGAAGAATAAATAGATCTAAAAATAAATTAGTTTTTAAACATTCAAAAGGTATTAATGATTATGTTAAAAACTTACCCGAATTTATTTCTTGGCAACGTGAGGATTTAGCAAACTCTATTGAAGAATTTAAAGCAATGAAAAGACACATTTATACAAAAGAAGGATCTCTTGAAATTTTAAAAACTTTATCAAGACAAATGCTTGCTGATAAATTAATCGGTTCAGTAGTTGATAAAGAAACAAAAGAAAAAAGAGCTAAAACTTTTGAAAAGGATTTAAATAAAGAATGGAATGACATTAAAAATAATTTTTATAAAGAAACTAATTATTTTGAACAATCTCCAGATCTTTATCAAATCTTTAATGCTCTTACTTATCAACAAACCCACTGTGAACAGAGAGTAAAAGACGATATAAAAGGAGCTAGAATTAGGATGGAAAGTTTATTGAATGGGAAATGTGGATCTAGAATTGATTTAGTTAAAAAAGAATGTCTAGCTCTTACTAGATAGTACAAAACAAATTAAATTTTAATAGCCCTGATGTAAAAAGTCAGGGTTTTTTATTGTGCTATTTTAGAGCGTTTTTAAATTGTTTAAGGTACAAATACACGTTAAAATTTTAAAATTATAGGATTCTTACTTATGAGATTATTAAGTGATAGCAAGGGATTTGAGAATCTTATTAAATCTTAAAATGAGATTAGAGGGTAAAAAGTGCTTATTTTTAAGGTTTTTTAGTTGTTATTATAATAATATTTTAGTATTGCTTTATCTATTAATATCGTTTAGAATGGGATTGAAAACCTACCCAAAATTTTCAAATGGCTACTAGATCAATTATTGGAATTATTAATGATGATAATTCTGTCAATTCTGTTTACTGTCATTATGACGGCTACCCACTATACACGGGCTATTTTTTAAAAAGATTTTTCGACACCACCGAAAAAGTAAATAATTTAATTTCAGGCGGTGACATTTCCCAATTAGCAAGTAAGAGTAACTGGGAAAATAAAAAGTATCCTATGATTAATAATAAACAAGTTTTAAAAACTTTATATTATGCAGATCGCCCCGAAAGATGGGAAAATGTCAAACCCCAAAAGCACAAAGATTTACTAGAATTTTTTAAACGTGATGAGGGAGACGAATACAAGTATTTATTCTTACCTAGTGGAAATTGGAACTACAGACAGAATGGTGTTTGGAAGTGTTACGACACCAGCACCCCACAAAAACACCCAAGCGTAGAAATTCCTGATACATCAAGATTCTATAATTCAGATGAACAATTATTTGTTTATGGATTTTCTAAAGTATCAAAAGTTAAGGAGCTAGTAAAGTGAAAACATCGAACCCGAACCAAACAGCCAAACAAGAATTAATAAATGCAAATGTCCCCGAACATCTACATAAATTAGTTACTGGATTAATTGTTTGTATTACAACTGAATACGATTATAGATATGAAAAGGCAAAAGAAATTGTTGATTATGAAAGTTTAGAATTATCTGATAAAGATATTAAACTCGCCAACAATAAAGCTTTATCAATTATCTATAAATCTTAATTCTGTATTCTATCTGTTCCCATTGCTTCCCTGTAAAATGTCAAACCCAAAACAAACCCGCAACCGCTACGAATTAGCCACCAGATCTAATTTAAATTACGTTAGACTTGCTATGGTAATTTTTATTATTGGATTTGTACTATCTAGCGTAGTAGATGACAACGCATTTTCTAAATGTATGAAAGTCTACAATAATTCCAATATCTGCTACAAACTGAATTAGTCAGAGTCCGTACACTGTCCCCCCTTTCCCTAGTCTTCACAGGCTGGGGAATTTTTTTGTACTATCCCACAGGCAGGGGGCTATGTAGTACATTTGTACCAGTGTGTATTGAATACAGGGAACTTACTGATAAATCATAGATTAAGGTCTAAAATACTACACTATAATAATACTACAATATTACACTAATGTCAACTGTTTTTCTTCGGCTCTACCTGAATTGATAGTTGTGGAGTGTTTAAATTGATGTTTTCTACACTCTCTCCTAGTACTTTACCCAGTGAATCTAGTATTTGAGCAGCAGTTTGTAGCTGTCCTTTTCTTACAGCCTGGTCAAACAACCTCATTCTCATTCCCTGGAGTCGTGAAATCATCTTTTCTCTATCTTGTTCCCAATCTTCATCGTTCCATTTCTTCACCTGTTTCCAATCGCTCCAAGCTGTATCTATCCCGATACCTTCTCTAGATGAGTGCTCATGCACTAATTGTCTGGTAGTTTTACCTGTCAACTGCTTTGAATACAGTCTTTGCCTTCTAGCTTCTATAACTGCATCAGGTTGTCTCTTTCCACATACTCTCCCATCCTTCAAAGCTCGCTCGGATGTAAATTGACCATTTGTATTACGAAGAACAGAATCAGCCACGGACTAAATTTGTTGTTAATACTTGAATAATAACCCTAAAAACATGGTTTAGTCGAGAAAATAACGGAAATCCGTCAATATTTAAGCTATTCTTTACTACATGAGTACAAAAACAGCCGAAAATCTCTCCCTACGATGGGC